TATGGTAATGGTGAAAGACTTGTATTTGAAGCTGGTGGAACCACTGGTATTCCTACCAATACAAGTTTGACATTTGAAAATTTCCAACTTCTGATTGATGAAGTTTACTATGACAAATTCAATTCTTGGTCTGTCGGTAATATAGAAGTCCTCGATACCCTTGACAATGAATTTGACGGATTTAAGACTAACTTCCAAATCACATTAAATGAATCTACATATGCAATTGCAACCAGAAGTGGTTCTTTAGTTGACGTTGAACAAACATTGGTCGTATTTATTAATGATATATTACAGGTTCCTGGAATTGGATATAAGTTCAATGGTGGATCTATTATTGAATTCACTGAAGCACCTAAGGTAGGTGATACCTCCAAGATTTTGTTCTATAAAGGAACTGGTAATGTTGACGTTAAATTTGTTGATATTTTGGAGACTGTCAAACCTGGTGATACTCTTAACATTGATAACAACCCAGAACTTGGTCAGGATACTTCATTTGATGAAGATCTAAGAGTTGTTACTGGTATTAACACCGCTGACTCACTGTTCACCAATCCTTACAGTGGACCTGGTGTCACTACTGATCCAAATTTCCTGAGACCTGTTACTTGGTGTAAGCAACTTGTTGATAAGGTTATTGATAATGTAGTTGTTGGTAAAGATAGAACTCATTATGAACCTTTGATCTATCCTTCATCATATGTAATTCAGTCAGTATCCGCCGCCGCTACTTTTGCATACGTCGATACGGTAGAACCTCTTTATGATGCAGAAAATGAATCCTACCAGAGAAATTTCCAAAATAGTATCATTATTACATCTCAAGATTCACTGGTTTCATCATCTGCTTCTGCAGTAGTTTCTACTGCTGGAACAATCACATCTATCAATATTACCAACCCTGGTGTGGGTTATACACTTCCTCCACAGGTTACTATTTCCACACCTGTTGGAGTTGGAACAACACAAAGAGCATCTGCAACGGCAAATATTATTAATTATGGTGTGAATAGTGCTACAGTTATTAATCCTGGAACTGGATATACCTCATCTAATCCACCAACCGTTCTCATTGAAACACCAAATATAGTAAGAGAAGGTATTCTTGTAGATTCCTATGTTGGAGATTATGGTATAGTTGTTGCAATGGGAAGATCAACAGTTTCTGGACAAGATGAAATGTTAGTTGATTTCTACATTCCTGAAAATTCGTTTATGAGAAATACTAGTGTCGTTGGAACAGCAGTTACTGTTAGTACACTTGATGTTGGTGATTATTTCACTATGTTCAACACAAATGTATCGATTTCTACTGCTGGAACTTTGATTAGTGAGAGAATTGACGGATCACAAATTGCAATTACTACATCATTTGCGGATTCAGTTTATCAAGTTAGAAATGCAGCCACAGTTGTATCGGATGTAGTCGGTGTGGGTGTAACTTATGTGAGAAGAATAACATCAAATCTCACTGGTATTAGTAGTGGAACTTCTTTTGACAGTACTTTCATTACGTTTGACTCCACTATAGTTACATTTGATTCTAGGAACTTCCAGATTTTCACTGGTGGTATCAGTACATCTAACTATATTGGTAATTATAGCTGGGGTAGAATTAATTTTGATAATAGAGTTGGAATAAGTACTTTTAATTTCTACGGAAATGATGGTTACTCAGGTATTTCAACTTCATCTTTGGTTGTTAGACGATCTCCTTTAAAATATGATAATTACGTTTAATATCATAAATAAACCTATAAGGATATTTAGAAGTAATGTCAAAACTTGGAATTAATACTGGTACAGTTCCTAATGATGATACTGGTGATTCTTTGTTAGATGGTGCAGTAAAAGTTAACAGTAACTTTGGCGAACTTTACACACTTCTTGGTGATGGTAATACATTATCAGTTGGTGTTGTTACTGCAATCACTGCTGGATCAGGTATTGATGTTAGTAGTGCATCGGGTAATGTAACGGTCACCAATACTGGTGCTGCCGGGACTGCAAATATTAAAGCGGATACTGTTACTGTATCTGGTGTCTTAACAGCTACTAGTTTTAGTGGAACAGTTCCATCTTCAAGTTTAAGTGGTGCATTACCTGCATTAGATGGATCTGCATTAACTGGTGTTATTGGATCTGGATCTGGTATTGTTGTCAAACATGATGATTCAACAGTTGGAACTGCAGGAACAATTAACTTCTCAACAAACTTAGATGTAACTGCAATTCATTCTGGTATTGTAACTGTTACTGCATCTGGTGGAGGTGGTAGTGTTGGTTCTGGTGGTACATGGACAAACTACGATAGTAATACTGGTATTACAACTACAAAGAAAGTAAAGATTCAAAATGATTTAGAAGTTACTGGTGTTACTACTGCAGTAGGTGGGATTGAATTTGGTGCTGCTGGTGTCGGTGGAACAATAAGAGCAAATGGAGATGCTACCTTTGCAGGTCTATATGTAAGTGGAATTGTAACTGCAACATCGTTCAGTGGTGATGGTACTCTACAAAGTAGAACTCTAATTACTGGATCCACATCATCTATTACAAATAATCAAATTGGTAATATTGATATTACTGGATTTAAGTCATATTCTCTGATGAAAGTTGGAATAACCACTGCAGGATGGATACGACTATATACTGATAGTGTATCTAGATCTAATGATGTGGGTAGAAGTGTTGGTATTGATCCAACACCAGGAAGTGGGGTAATTGCTGAAGTTGTTACAACAGGTATTTCTACAACTAAAATTATTTCTCCTTTTGTTATGGGTGGTAATATGAATGATCCTGTTGATACTACAATTTATGCTTCAATTACAAATCTTTCTGGTACTACTCAAGCAATTACAGCATATTTAACCATTCTTCAATTAGAAACATAAAGAAATCATGGCAATTACTACAACAACTATTTACAAGGCATCAGGATGGTCAAGAACTGATGTTTTAGATCAGTTAGAAGATGCATTTACTTGGTTAACTTTGCACGGTACAGCTATATCAGGAATGGTTACATGTATGACTGCACGTCATGGTGGCGGAACTGTTGGTTCTTCTGGTACCGTTTATTATGATGTTCCATCAACTTCAAGTGGTAGTGGGACAGGTGCTACTTTTGATATAAGTAGAAGTAGTGGGAATGTAAATTACATAAAGGTTAATCGGCCGGGAAAGGATTACGTAGAGAGTGAATTTTTAACCATATCTGCAGAGGATATTGGTAAATCTGCTGGTGGTGCTGTTGCAATTGGTGTTACAGTATCAGTTGATGGGCAGGGATCTCCTGTATCATATGGAGGAGCTGGTCAATTCTTTGATAAGAATCTTACACCGACTGATACTGGTCGTCCTTGGGGAGTATTAAAACAAGATTTTGATACTACTAAAAAATATGGTGTAACTTATAGAGGATTTAAAATATATGATGACTATAAAATGTCACTCTATGCAGGTAATGAATTTTATCCTTTTGATCATAACGGGAATAGCGATCTAGGTGGACAAAATAGAGATAGTTTTAGAGGAACTGTTTTATTAGACCTTGGCGAAGGCATATCTTCTCAGTCGTTAGATGGTGATATTGATTGGTATTCACAAGTTGGTGCCGTATACGGTGGTAGTTGTGCTACATATGCAGCTGCAACTTCACCTACAACTCATGGTTTAAAATTAAACATTTATCGTTCTGGTATTGACACTGATTTTGCCGTTCTTTCTTTCTCTCAACCATCAATTAGTGGTACAATAAATGATGAAACATTCTTAACATTTATTGTCCATAATTTTGATTCAAGTCTTTGGGATTATGATCAAGTATATTCTGCTGGTTTGACATTAATTATGCCTAAGGACTCAATTAATGCCAATGAGGGTGATAGTGGTATTGTTGGATTTAGAACATATTTAACCGGAAACCATTATACTCCAACTGACCATAACATCGGAGTAAGAGCAGCAGAAGCAGGATGGTCTAAAATTCATACTCAACATCAACATGAAGGTATGGTAGCACAAAACTTTTCAATACAATCATCTCAAACAAATTATACTAGTGGAGATACTGGGAGTGGATCCCAACCTGGTAATCAGGAAGCTACTATTTTCTCAAGAAATAGTACAATGAAAAACGAAGGGAAAATGGAAAGTACTGGTAGTGACGCTTATGGAAATAGAGATCCAATCTCAACATATGCTTCGGTAATCAAGGGTATTCCTATTAACGGAAATCTTATTCCTTGTCCTTACTATATGCCAGATGATTTCGTTCTGATTGATTTTAAATTAACCGCATCAGAACAAGATATTAAACAAGGTGATACGGTTACTATTAGTGGTAGCGAAATTTATACTGTTATTACCGGTTCTTATAATAAGTATGGTGAAACTGCTGGTATGCTATTCTGTGCGAGGACTACCTGATGGCAAATTTTAATGTACCAAATCTAGGAACAGCAGTTACTGGATTTGATTCACTCAACCCAGATGCAACACAGGTTACGTATACTGTAAACCATTATATGCCACTTAATTCTAATAAAAACATATCTATTACAGAAACAAGACCTGGATGGTTAACGGGTAGAAGACCATCACAGGGTCAGTTGTTCCCAAGAGGTGTGTACAACAAGTAGGTTAGATAAAACAATTTCATTTAGTTCATAAATAAGAAAAAAGTCCTCTAAAAATGGCAGCGATAATTACTGATCAACTTAGAATATTGAATGCTAAGAACTTTGTTGGTGAAGTTTCTTCCAGTTCAAATTCTTATTATACGTTCATTGGCATTCCTAATGCTACAGATTATCAATCGAATTGGGATTCTAATCCTCCCACTCCTATTGATAGTTTTGAGACTTATGATGATACATGGGATTCCATGATTGCAATGAAGAAAATCAATGCAAGTGATGTGACACAGGTTGTTAGGAAAGAAGTTTGGACTTCTGGTATTACCTACGACATGTATAGACATGACATTAGTAGGAATAATCCTTCACAGCCTTCTGGTGCGTTTGACTTATATTCTGCTAATTACTATGTAATGAATAGTGATTATAGAGTCTATATTTGTCTCTATAACGGTGCAGACCCTGAAAATAATTATGTTGGTGCACCTTCTTTGGACGAACCAACTTTCACTGATCTAGAACCAAGAGAGGCAGGTTCTAGTGGTGATGGTTACATCTGGAAGTATCTCTATACTATTAGTCCAAGTCAAGCAATCAAGTTTGACTCAACTAATTATATGCCTGTCCCTAGTGATTGGTATACAAGTACTAAGGATGCTCCAGTTAGAGATAATGCATCATTAAGTGGTCAGTTAAAAGTTATCACGATCAAAAATCGTGGTATTGGTATTGGTGCCGCTAACAAAACATATACCAGAGTTCCTATTAAGGGTGATGGTAATGGAGCAGAGGCGACCATTGTCATTAATAATGATTCCAAAGTAGAAAGTATTAATATTTCTAAGGGAGGTTCTGGATATACCTTTGGTTCTGTTGATTGGGAAGGTGGCGGTGTTCCGACTGGCACAACTTTACCAATATTCAATACAATTATTCCACCACAAGGTGGTCATGGTGCAGATATTTACCAGGAACTGGGGGCATATAATGTTCTAACATATTCTAGATTTGAAAATGACACAGAAAACCCAGACTTTATTACTGGTAACCAGTTTGCATCTGTTGGTCTTGTAGAGAATCCACATGCTCAAGGTTCTACCTCTAATTTGACCCTTGATAAATCTAGTGCAGTTTATGCTCTTAGATTGGCTGGTGCTGGTTATAGTTCTGTATCATTCACTCAAGATGAATTTATTACACAAACTGTTGGTGTTGGGTCAACTGCAGTTGGTAGAATAGTTTCTTATGATTCAATAACTGGTGTTCTGAAGTATTGGCAAGATAAGTCAACTGCTGGTTTTAATACCAACGGTTCATTGAATTCTGACCCAATATATGGATTTAATATGAATAGATTTACTTCTAGTCCTGCTACTGGTGGTAGTGTCACTATTGTTGGAGGAAGTACTAATTTAGGTATTGATACTAGTTTTACGGGTGTCTCTACTGTTCTAAATAATAGGACATATTATCTCGGCCAATCTTTCACTAATGGTGTTTCATTACCAGAGTCTCAAAAATACTCTGGAAACATTATTTTCCTTGATAATAGACCTTCGGTAACAAGGTCTTCCTCACAGAAAGAAGATGTAAAGATTATCTTGCAGTTCTAAAGAATTATGCCACAGGAAACTAATCTCAACGTTGCTCCATATTTTGACGACTTTGATTCTCAGAGTAACTATTATAAAGTACTGTTCAAACCTGGATATCCTATTCAGGCAAGAGAACTTAATAATATACAATCAATTCTTCAGAATCAGGTAGAGGATGTAGGTAACCATCTATTCAAAGAAGGTGCTCAGGTAATTCCTGGTAATGTTACTTATAATTCAACATTTTATGCTATTCAGATTCAAGAAGAATATCTTGGAATTCCTGTTTCTTTGTATCTTGATCAGTTAGTAGGACAAAAGATTACTGGTAGAGATTCTGGTGTAACTGCCAAGGTTATTACATATATTACAAATAAAGAATCTGATAGGGGCAATTATACATTATATGTAACGTATTTTAACTCTTCTTCAACTGATGCCGCAACTGAGACATTTTTTGATAATGAAGTTCTCGTAACAGAAGTAAATATTAATTATGCAACTACTTTCATCTCTGCAGGTGAAGGTTTTGCAAATACAATTTCAACTAACGCATCTGCTAAAGGTTCTGCATTTACTCTGAATAGTGGTGTATATTTCCTGAGAGGAACTTTTGTTGATGTTGCGGATCAGATTCTGATTCTTGATCAATATTCAAACAAACCCAACTATAGAATTGGTTTACGGGTAACAGAAAGTATTGTTTCCTCAGATGTAGATCCAACTCTGACAGATAATGCTCAGGGTTTTAATAATTTTAGTGCACCTGGTGCAGACCGTTTTAAAATTAGTGCAGTTCTGGCAAAGAGACCATTAGATGATTTTGATGATAATAGTTTTGTTCAGTTATCTGAAGTCATTGATGGTGTACTGAGATCTGATATTAATAAGACCGAATATAATCTTTTGGCAGAAGAACTTGCTAAAAGAACTTATGATGAATCTGGTAATTATTATATCAAAGAATTCACCACTTCTATTAGAAATAGTCTGAATAATAATGAAGGAAATAGAGGTGTTTACGAAGAGGGTCAGACTACAGCTCAAGGATCCACTCCATCAGACGATCTTGCCATCTATAGAGTCTCTCCTGGTAAGGCATATGTAAAAGGTTTTGATGTTGAAACTAGATCAACAACTCTTCTCGATTGTCCAAAACCAAGAACCACACGTCTTCTTGAAAACCAGGCCATTAACTTCGGATTTGGACCCACTTTTGAAGTTGATACTGTATTTGGTTCTGCCACAATTGGGTTTAATACATCAAATACTCTGAGTCTTAGAGATGATAGAGTTTCAGTTGATGGAACTGCTGCAGGTAAAGAGATTGGTGTTGCTAGAATCTATGATTTTGCTTTAGAATCAGGTTCTTATGACACTACAAACTCAAATTTGAACAAATGGGATCTTTCACTGTTTGATGTACAGACAAATACAGATCTTACAGTCAATGAAAATGTTACTCTTTCACTTCCAACCTTCATTCAAGGAGAATTTAGTGGAGCATCTGCATATCTTAGAAGTCCAGTAAGTGCTGGAACTGCAGTTACTGCATACAATGTCAAGGGTAACTTCTTTATAGGTGAAAATCTTGTATTTAATGGTGTTAAAGATAACGATAGGTATATTACACATACTAGAGATTATGGTAACTCTGATATTCAATCAGTATACGGTATCGTTGGTTCAGCAAATACTTTTACAGCTAACTTAAGACCAAAAACAAATTTTATTATCGGTAATGCAACACTGACTGCTGGTGATACAGTAACTGGTGTTTCTACAGTTACCAATCCTTTAACATCATTCGCCGGTATTGCGACTGTTGGTAATCTGGTTCAATACACCACCACTTCTAGTACAGTTCCTTCTTTTGGTAAAATCACTGAGAACACTGGTTCGGCTCTCAAGATCATTGGTGTTGCAACTGTAACTGGTGTTGTTGATGGAACTCTTCCAACCACACTGACAAGTGTAAATGACTTTGCAATTGTAGGTACAAAAATACAAAGGAATTTTGGTAGTGGAAATGAGTCCACAAACCAATCACTCTACAGTACATTTCCTAAGAAAAATGTTTCTTCGGTAGATCTTTCTTCTTCCAATCTTATTATTAGAAGACAGTTTCAAACTACCATTAGTTCTGATGGAGAAACACCTGCAATTGATGCAGGAACTAATGAAACCTTCCTCCCATTTGATGAGGAGAGATATATTCTTATCCGTTCTGACGGAACTACCGAAATTCTGACTAGTGACAGAGTTATTCTGAGTAATGGATCTGGTACCATTCAAATTATTGGATTGTCTGGTTCTGATCCATCAGGAACAATCCTGATTGCGACTCTTAGAAAGAGTGCTGTCACTACAAAGATTAAAAGTAAGTCAATTTCAAATAATCTTATTGTTGATAAGTCAAAACTTTCTGCTTCTGGTACGAACACAGGATTTGCAGGAACAACTCTGAATGATGGTCTTACTTATGGTAACTATCCATTTGGTACAAGAGTTCAAGATAATGTTATTTCACTGAACGTTCCTGATGTTGTTAAGATTCATGGTATTTTTGAATCTACCAATACTAGTCCTGCAGAGTCTCCAAGTATGACTCTTGCATCCCTTGATGGACCTACAGCAACAACAAACGATCTTATTGTTGGAGAAACTATTACCGGTACAATCAGTGGAGCAAAAGCAATCTATCTGATTAGAAAGAATGATACAGACACTGGATTCATCCATTTAAATGATACTTCCTTTGAGAAAAATGAAGTTGTTCAGTTTAGTCAGTCTGGTGTGAGTGCAGTTGTAAGTGTTATTAACGCTGGATCCAGAAAAATTACAGATCAATACACATTTGATAATGGTCAAAGAGAAACCATATATGATTATTCTAGACTTATAAGAAAACCTGGTTTTGATGCGCCTTCAAGACAGATAAGAGTTTATTATTCTAAGGCATTCTATGATTCTTCTGATACTGGTGACATTACTGTTGCTAATTCATACAATTCGTTTGAATACAATGGTGAGATTAATGCAATCGATGGTGTTAGAAACACCGATATGGTTGATGCAAGACCAAGAGTTATAGATTACTCTGTCACTACAAACTCTAGATCTCCTCTTGAATTCTATGGAAGAGATTTTGATGGTGGAGTAACTGGTCAACACAGCTCAAAAGATGTTATTGCATCTGACGAGTCGATGACTGTTGATTATAATTATTATCTTGGAAGAGCGGATAGAATTTATATTTCTCCAGCTGGTGGATTAAGTGTTAAATATGGTGTTCCATCAGATGATCCAAAACTTCCTGATGAAGTTAATGGTTGTTTGAATATTTCAAACATATTACTTCCACCATATCTTTACACAACAGAAACTGCTCAAGTATCTGTTGTGCAACATAAGAGATATCAGATGAGAGATATCTCCAAGTTGGAACAGAGAATTAAGAACCTTGAGTATTATAGTTCATTGAGTTTGATTGAAACCAATACTCTGAACCTTTTTGTTCCTGACTCAAATGGTCTGAACAGATTCAAGAGTGGTATCTTCATTGATAACTTCTCCACTCTTACACCTCAGGATACTACTATTGGTGTTAGAAATAGTGTTGACCTCAAGAATAGAGTTCTAAGACCTTCTCACTATACAACTGCAATTAACCTGGAGATTGGTTCAAATGCCATCACTGGTATTGGATCAACAACGAATGCAAATCAAGATTCTAGATTTGCAGAAATTGTTGGAGACGGTGTTAAGAGAACAAATCAGACTGTAACTCTTGATTATTCTGAAAGTTCGTGGTTAACTCAACCATTTGCTACCAGATCTGAGAGTGTAACTCCTTATCTTGTTCAATTCTGGAATGGATCTATCATTCTTGAACCAGATGTTGATGTCTGGATCGATGTTAATAGACTTGAAACCAGAACTGTAGAGAATGAAGGAGCATTTGAGGCAATAGCTTCCGCACTTCAGGCTGAAGTAACTACTGCAGAAGATGGAAGTAGACTTGGTGTTACCCCTGTTCAGTGGGATTCCTGGGAAACTGTAGGTGTTAATGTTGATATGACTACTACCGGTACTGGTGGAAGAAGAGGAGCTTTAACCCGTGAGCAAATCGCTGATGCGGGTCTTAATGCACCATGGGGAGCAAGTGGTGAAGCAACAACAATCAGAAACACCACTTCTTTGGATCAACAAAGAACTGGTTCTCAGTCTACGGTTACAGAGGTTATCAATAACGAAACTCTTGGTGATAGGGTTGTAAGTAGAGAATTGGTCCACTTCATCAGATCTCGTAATATTGAATTTACTGGAAAACATCTGAAGCCATTCACTCAAGTTTATTCTTTCTTTGATGGTGTAGATGTTAATGATTTCTCTTTCAATAAGTTGGTTGAAATTGAAATGATTAGTGGAACATTCACTGTTGGTGAAACTGTTGATGGTGAGATGAACGCAGCTAATAACACTGAAAATATTGAACAGGTAACACTACCTCAAATTTCATTCAGAGTTGCCAACTCCAATCATAAGTATGGTCCTTACAATGATCCAACTGATCTTTTTGATAGTAACCCATATGATAGGGAAAATCTGATTCCTTCATCGTATTCGGAAACTTCTTCAGTTCTGAATATTGATACTTTCAGTCTTCAGAATGAAAATCAACCAGCATTTGAGGGTAGAATTAGACCTGGTATGATTCTTACTGGTACATCCAGTGGAGCAACTGCTAGAGTTAGTAATGTTAGATTAATTACTGATAGAGTAGGTACATTGATTGGTTCATTCAGAGTTCCTGATGTTTCCGACCTCAAGAATCCTGTATTTGAAACTGGTAGATCTACTTTCAAACTCACAAATGATCCAAACAATAGTCCTGTAGAAGGTATTGCAACAACTGGTGGTGAAGAGATCTTCTACTCTGAAGGTAGTATTGATAATACACAGGAAGTAACACTTTCCCTTAGAAATGCAAGAGTTGAAGTTAATAGTGACTTTAATGAGAGTAGAAACCTCTCAGATAGTGATCGAGCGACCATATTGTCTGATGTTACGATTAATCTTCCCCCACCACCACCAGATCCACCAGCTCCACCACCAAGGGACCCTCTCGCACAAACATTCTTTGTTGATGACGAAACTGGTGTATTCCTTACTAAAGTAGATGTTTTCTTCCAGGCTAAGGATGATGTTCTTCCTGTTATTGCACAAATTAGAGAAACTACAATTGGTACTCCAAATCTGAAGATTCTTCCATATTCTGAAGTTGAAATTGAATCAAAGAATATTATTACTTCTACAGATGGAACTGTTCCAACAACGATTACTTTTGAATCACCGGTATATGTTGCAGGTCGAACTGAATATGCTATTGTTCTACTTTCCGACTCTACAGAATATAGAGTATGGATTTCCAGATTGGGTGAAGTTGACGTTACAACTCTGGGCCCAGAAGCAGGACAGAATCTTGTTTCAAAACAACCAATTCTTGGTTCACTCTTCAAGTCACAAAATGCAAGTGTTTGGACACCAAGTCAATATGAAGATTTGAAGTTTATTCTGTATAGGGCAAACTTTACAGGACAAGGTTTTGTTGGTTTCTACAATCCAGAACTTCCAACTAATCTTTCACGTATTTCTAAAGATGCTATTACCATCAAATCAAGAAACATCAGTGTTGGTATTGGAACCACAATTCAAGATACAGACCTTGAGTTTGGTAATACTATTTTACAGGTGGGTAAAACTGGTACCGGTACATTAGTTGGTTATGCAGGATCTGCGACTTCAACACTTACAATTACAAATACAGGAATTGGTTATACTCCATCTGCTGGTGGATATACTTTCGCTGGTGTTGCTCTTACTTCAATAACTGGTAGTGGTTTAGATGCAACTGCGGATATTTATATTGAGAGCGGTGTTGCAGTTGGTGCTACTATCAATCAAGGTGGTAAAGGTTACAAAGTCGGTGATGTTCTCAGACCATTGACAGTTGGTAATACACAACTCGGAAGAAACATGAAACTCTCCGTTGGTGAGATTTCTGGTAATAACGAACTGATTGTTGATAATGTTCAAGGTGAGTTTGATACTTCTACTCAACTCTCTTATATCAACAAAGCAGGTGTTACTACTGCTCTTAATTTCGGTGTTGGTGGAAATGCAATTCCAGTTTCACCGATCAGAGTTAATAGTGATGGATCTCATATGGAAGTATTCCAGAGAAATCATGGAATGCATACAAGAATCAACCAGGTTACACTGTCTAACATCTCATCCGACGTTCCTCCAACTACTCTAAGTGTTGAATATCAAGGAACTAGTACTGGTGACATCAATATTGGAAATTCTACAGAATTTAACCAGTTTGAAGGTGTTGGTATTGGAACTACTAATCCTGGATATGCCAAGATTGGTAAAGAAGTCGTTTCTTACACAGGAGTTGCAAGTAACACTCTGATTGGTATCACAAGAGGTATTGATAATACTCAGGCTACAACACACTATTCATCAGATCTTGTTTATAAGTATGAACTTGATGGAATTTCCTTGAGAAGAATCAACAAAACACATAGTCTTGGGGACGTAACTGTAACAAATCCTATTGGACTTGATTATTATAACGTTAAGATTGATATGGATGATACTGATTTTGGTACTGATAGGGGATCTGGTTCAACTCTTGGGGCAAAATACTTCAATACAAATACTAAGGCTGGTGGAAACAACGCAAAAGGTACTTATAATTTACCTTTCAACCTGATGATTCCCAAGATCAATACTATCCAACCAAGAGGAACTGACGTTGTAATCCAAGCAAGAACAATTTCTGAAACCAGTATTTCTGGTACAGAAGCTTCTTTCGTCGATAAGGGTTACACTGAAGTTACAAACTATCAGAAGAACTACTTTCAAGATCCTAGAATGATTGCTTCTCAAATTAATGAGAATACATATCTTACCACTCAACCTGGTAATAAGTCATTCACTGCAGGTATTAATTTATTTTCTTCTGATGATAGATTAACACCAGCAATTGATCTTGATAACTCTTCTATCGTACTTGTAACTAACAGAATTAACAATCCAATTACAAATTACGCAACTGATCCTAGAGTTAATACTTCTGTTGATGATCCAAATAATTTCGTTTATGTAAGTAAGAATGTTCTTCTTGAGAACCCAGCAAGTGGTTTGAAAGTTTATTTAGATGCATACATCTCTAAGTATAATGATGTTAGAGTATTCTATGCATTAGATCAGGAAAATTCATTGGCAGAAGAAACTGTTTTTGTTCCATTCCCAGGTTATGGAAACTTTGATGCCGATGGAAATATGATTAGTCAATCTGACAATGATGGTTCATCCGACATCAACATTCCTAAATATGATTCACTAATAACTGTTCCAACAATTGACCAATTCAGAGAGTACACATTTACTAATAATGATCTCCCTGCATTTGCATCATTTAGGATCAAGATTATTGGAACATCGACTAACCAGTCAGTTGTTCCACAAATTAGAAACCTACGTGTAATAGCTTTAGCTTAATATGACAATGTTACCAATTGAAGGTAAGGATGGGTACTTCAGAGATACCCATTCTAATGCTATAATTAACAAGAATGGGAATGATTTCAACAATTATATGTTGAATCATAAAAAACTCAATTCAGATAAAGAAAGAATTAATTCTATTGAGTTGGAACTTAATGGAATCAAAGGTGATCTGGGTGATATTAAAATGATGTTTCAACATTTTATGGATAAACATAAATAGAGAAAAAGTGTTCTATAAATGGCCAAACCCGCTTCTAGACAACAACTAATAGATTACTGTAAGAGGCAGTTGGGTTATCCTGTCTTGGAGATTAATGTTGCCGATGAACAAATTGAAGACTTAGTGGATGATACGATTCAGTTGTTTAATGAAAGACATTTTGACGGTGTTGAAAAGGTATTTCTCAAGTATCAAATAACTCAAGATGATATTGATAGAGGACAGGCAAGACCACCTGGAGCTTCAGGTAGTAATCAGGTCGGAATTGCCTCTACAAGTGCAACTACAAGTATTGTAGGGAATACGACAACATTTACATATTACGAAAATAGTAATTATTTACAGGTTCCACCAGATGTTATTGGTATTGAGAAGATTTTTCAATACAATAATACTGTTGGGTCTGGTATGTTTAATGTAAAATACCAGTTTTTCTTAAATGATGTATTTGGTCTTTGGGGTGGAATTACAGCAGCCTCTGGATATGACATGTTGTCGTATTCAATGACCATGAGTTACCTGGAGACGATGAATTTCCTCTTAAATACTCATAAACACATCAGATTTAACCAAAGACAGGACAGATTATACCTTGATATTGACTATTCTACAGTCAGTAAAGATGAATTCCTGATTATTGAGTGTTATAGAGCCATGAATGGGACAGATTATACCAGAGTTTGGAATGATTCATTCATTAAACCTTACCTTACAACCTTAATTAAGAGACAATGGGGTCAAAATATGATGAAATTTCAAGGTGTTAAGTTACCTGGTGGAATTGAATTGAATGGTAGACAAATGTATGAGGATGCGGAGAGAGAATTGGAAGTAATTAAAGAAAAAATGTCCAGTACTTATGAAGTTCCTCCGATGGACATGATTGGTTGATATGTTAAATCCATTTTTTCAACAGGGTTCACAATCCGAACAAAATTTAGTTCAAGATCTTATCAATGAACAGTTGAGGATGTATGGTGTTGAGGTATATTATATGCCTAGACAATATGTGACTAAAAATAGTGTCATCAAAGAGGTTATTCAATCAGAATTCAAAAATTCTTATCCAATTGAGGCATATGTTGATAGTTATGAGGGATATGGTGGTCAAGGAACACTTTTGAGTAAGTTTGGTATTCAAAATTATGATGATTTAAAAATTATTATCTCAAAAGAGAGATATGAAGAATATATTTCACCGTTAAGTGAAGATGTTCCATATAATGAATTGACATCGAGACCCAAAGAAGGTGATTTGATATATTTTCCTCTTGGTGATAGGTTATTTGAGATTAAATATGTAGAACATGAACAACCTTTTTATCAATTACAAAAAAACTACGTTTATACACTGACTTGTAGTCTCTTCCGTTATGAAGACGAGGTTATTGATACAGGTGTTGATACTATTGACGATGAAATCGCACAGATTGGTTATATTCAGACACTTCAACTTATTGGGATGGCTACAACTGCGACTGCAAGTGCAGGAATTTGTAGTGCTGGGTCTGTAGGGCAAGTATTCATAACCAATATGGGTAATGGATATACCAATATTCCTACCGTAGGATTTTCTTCTGCACCTGCAGGAGGCATTACTGCAACGGGTATTTCCACAATCACCAGTGATTATGTCAACTGTAGTGGTGTAAATGGTGGAAAAGTTCTTGCTGTTAGACTTACAAATCCAGGATGTGGTTATACAGTTACACCAGAGGTTAAATTTGTTCCTACGGATACTAGTGGGGCCGGAGCTGCAGCTACTGTGTCTCTTGTCGATAGGGCAGTTAATACTACTACGATAACTGGTGCCGGTTCTGGTTACATTACCCCACCAACAGTTACATTCTCTACTCCAAAACATGTTGGTGCTGCTGCTACTGCTGTTTTAGATACTCCTATGGTTGGTGGTGGAGTAAGTATTACTTCTGCACCGATTAGTATTGGATCTTCTTCTTATCTATTCCCAGGTGGAACAACAGGTGGTGTATTCTATAAAACGGCACCTACGGTAACATTTAGTCTTCCAACAGGTGGTGGGAATATTGCTACAGCAACTGCTACTCTAGATGATTATAATGTAACAGGTGGAACTGTAATAAGTGTTGCTATTAATACTGGTGGAAGATTCTATACAAGTGCTCCTATAGTCACTTTCTCTGCTCCTACTGGATCATTTGGTGCTATTGCAACAGTTGGTTTAGCAGGTTCTTCTATAGATCCTGGTTCTGTAGCATTTACAACTACTGGTAGGGCTTATACTACAGCACCAACAGTTGCAATATCTACTTATGGTACACAAATTGCTCCATTAGTAGTTTCTGTTGGTATTGCTACTATTCATCCTATAACTGGTATTGTTACTGCGGTTGGATTTAACTCAACAACAGATCCTTGGTGTGTTGGAACTGGTGCTACTATAGGTATTGGATATACTGTTGCACCATCTGTTATATTCTCTGGTTCTACTGCTCAATATAGAGCAACAGGAACTGCTACAATTGATGCAGATGGTCAAGTTGATGCTGTTTCTATAGCAACTAGTGGTTATGGATATGATGTTGCTCCAACTGTTACAATAGCTGCACCAGCTGGTGTTCCTGAAGAATTTAGGGCACTTGGTGTTGCCACAATGAGATATGATTCTATTGAGACATCAGGAACATTGGGTATTGGGTCTACCATCATTACAGGAATTACTACTACCAATATTATTGTTGGTGATAGGGTTAGATTGGCTAGTGGGTATGATAATCCTCTTGTTAACTTTATTACAACCGATAGTTATGTATCTCAAATTGGTATAAACACCATTTATATGTCTTCGACATCATTTAATGTTGGGATTGCAACATCAGCATTTGAATTTGGTATTGATAAGTGTGGTATTGTTACAGGTATTGGTATTAC